TGTGGTAAGTTGTTTTGTTTCTTCGTCTGTGAATGTAGCAGAACCAGAAGTGTCTACAAATGAAGCATCACGGAACCAAACATCTTTGGTGTTCGTAAGACCTCCAAGGTCAACATTAAAAGACGCCTTCATATCTTGCATCTTCTTACCTGTATATGATGTATGAAACACAATACCAACCTGAGCATCTAGCATTGAGCGAGCAAGTTTGGTGTCTGTTGGCACCGCATATACAATTGTGTTTGGCTGAAATGTAATATAAGATTGATTGTCAATTACTTGCTTATCAATATCACCTTTTGTAAACATCATATCGCCTTGCAGAATACCTTTGATACCAAGTTTTGGTAGATAACGCAAAGCTACTTTGAGTTTTTTATTAAGACCTTCTGTTGGATGATTATTGTCAATATCTTCTTCTGTGTAGTTTAATTTTGGATTGACATTGAATACGCCTTTGGTGCCAACAAAGAATTTACCATTATCTGGATTAATACCAGCAAAAATAGCAGGTGCACCATCCCATTTTGTAGTGACATTTACTTTTGATTCAGCATTGCCGGCCAACATATTGCGAAGTGATTGAAGAAAGTTAATTGCTGAACGAGCGCCAGATACACCAAAATTCAAAACTTCATCCTCAATATGCTCAAGGTGAACATTCTTACCTTCTTTACCTTCGGTTAAAAATTCTGTGAAATTCATTAGCTATACTTTATAAAAATACTACTGTTTTTTGTTGCTGATGAAGCATATTCAAAAATGTATTTACAAAAGTCATTTTCTTTTTTTGATTGTAATACTGCATATACTAAACTAATTCCAAGATATTTGGACATCCACCAAGTTTTATCTTTTCTATGACCAGCCTTTGCTTGCATTATTAAACTATCTAAACTATCTTTAGATTTTGACAAATATTTAAACATCGTAGCAAATTCTTTAAAATCAGAATCTTTTGGTTTTTCAATTGGTACTTGATTTGGTTGTGTTAGTTTGGTTCTAGGAACTCCAGATTCTATAGCACCAGCCATTACAACTCCACCACCAATTTTTCCACCTGCAGCACTTTTACCTTTAATTTCTCCTTGCCACGAAGAAGGTTGTGGTCTACTAGAAAAATTACGAAATTGAATTTCACCATCAACACCTTCTGATTTATATTGTATGTAAATATCTTTTGAATCAAACATATTTGCGCCTAGTTTTATTCCTCTAAACTGCGCTATGAGTGGTTTTCCATTATTAAAAATTTTAGAATGAGCTTCGGTTGCTTTTGGGTCTAGTTTTTTTAGAGAAATACCTATCAAATTAGTTTTTGCAAATTCATCATAAATGTAACGGTTATAATCTCTAAGTGTTGGCCATCCTTCTTTCAATCTAAAATCTTTTTTGGCCATCCAAATATCAGCAGGATTCCATTTATCATCACCAGTAATTCCACTATCTTTTTTAAATTTTCTCCATTGATTGTAAATAGAATCTACAAATCGGCCGCCACGATAAAATTTAAATCTTTTTCCTGTTTTAGCATCAGGCACTTCTTCAAAAATTTTATTTGCTGTTTTTATAATACTAAGAAACCATTTTTCATCGAGGCCGTTCATACATTGTTTTAGTGTTCTATCGCAATCAGCATCAGCAATTGTTCTTTCTGTAACCTGAGATATATCACCAAGAGGTTTACCATAATGTTGTCTAGTTGCACAAGCGTATGCTTGCAAAGATTCTGCTAATGCAGTTACTTCTGCACCAGCACCAGATTGACCTGAAGTATCAGTATTGACTTTGGTAGGAATTTTCATATCCATGTATTTATCCTACCATCGTTATCTGATAATGTCAATCTCCTTATCACCAGTCCACACCTCAATCTCTGTCCTCAATCGGTTTTCTGTTTGAAGTGTTGTAAATCTACTACAAGCCTTCTTTTTCCACCATTCTATGATGTTTTTCATATGAAATTTGTCATAGTTCTCCTTGTCTGGTACAAGTTTATCTGTCTTTCCAAGCACCACATCTTTGAAGTTGGAATAACCATAGTTTGAATAGTAGTATCGTTTTCTTTCGGTCAGACCTTTGGCTTTCTGTATAGTGTTCATAAATGTATCATAATCACTCTTATGATTCTTTAATGCGGCTTTGGTCATCGCAATAATTGTGGTACTAATCTTCAACTTACGGCTAGAAGCATCAGCAGGAACAAACTCACCAACAATACCTTCAACGTAATCTTTCAAATCTTCATATGGTTTGCCGTGCATCATTGGTAAAAAGTCAGATTCAGTTACACCGCCAAATCGCAAATAAGGTTTCATACCATCATATTGCGATACTGCTTTTGTGGTGCCATATAAACTGGTGGTTTCAAACAAGCAAGTATTCATGCCATACTTTTTATTCAATATCTCACGCACTTCATGTGAACAACAGATACCTGCAAGTAACTTTCCGCCAAGATAATTGAAACCAAAAGGTTGTGCAGGTACAATTACAAAACCCATGGCTGAAGCACGATTGAAAGCCTTGGTTGTTTCTAATTCATTTGTCATTACACAACCAAGAAGTTCGTTTCTTGGCTTCATCATAATCGTTGGAGAACCAATACGAATAAAACCAACCCACTTCTGAGTTTTCTTTTCCATTACAGCCAAACGAACATTACGACCAGGTGATGATAGATTATTGTGTGAAGATATAATATCCAGATATAATTGCCATCTAGCCGATTCTAATTCTACAATTTCAAAATCCATATCTTGTGGGTTTATTGTGAAATCAGAAAATAAATCTTCTTCTGGTCCATAACCAGGCAAAGCAAATGGCAGTTCTGCAAGAGAGTTTAGTTTCTGCTCTCGCATATATTCATCTATTCGGTTAAAATCACCAAAATAGTTTTCAAAGACCTTAGCACAATGTAAGGCCTGGTCATAATTTAAACTCATACTTTTAAGCCGCCAAAGTCACGATTAAATTTACTCTCTCTGACACCAAACGTATTAATTGGTCCTTTATCTTCATCTTGGCCAGAATCAGTAATACCTTGTTGTGCGGAATCTTCCACATCATACAGTCGCATCTTTGTTCTATCAACACCAACCACAAATCGTTTGAAAGCATTTGGATCACTATAACGATTTTTCAATTGTTTGACGAGTATTTGATTGAGGCCTTCTAGTTCTTCATTAGAAATCAAAGCAAACATAAAGTCAGCAGTTGCCGGCAGACCAAACGATTCACTTGTATCTTCCAAACCAGGATCAGAATTTGTAAAACCGCTTCGTGTCGTTTGTGTAGCAGAAACAATTGGCAGATTATTTTCTACAGCAAGACCACGAAGTTCTTCAGCAATTGATTTGATATAGGTATAACTGTTCACATTACCGCCAGGTTTGATTCGTGCTGATGAACAAATATTCAGATAGTCAATAAAGATAATATCGGGCCGAAAACTCTTTTTCAAAGCCAATTCATTCAATAAAGCACGGAAGTGTAATGAAGAAGCACTAGCAGTAGGATATTCTTTGATAATTAATTTGCCGTGAGTTTTGGTTCTCAATGCTTCAAATTTACGTTCATAATCAGATTTACTCATTGTGTGTAGTTCATTGAAATCAGCGTTCAGTAAGTTAGCATCAATTCGTTCAGCAATCTTTTCTTCTGCCATTTCTAATGTAATGTACAACACATTATGGCCTTGAGATAAGCAAGAACCAGCCATGTGACACATAAACAATGATTTACCAACACCAGTACCAGCAAGAGCGATGTTCAAAGTCTTAACTGGTAAACCGCCTTTTGTAATCTTATTGAAAATATCCAAATCAAAGCGAATACGAGATTCTACACGGTGATAGAAATCGTATCGATCATCAAAATCTTGCATATAATCGTGACCAACATTACTATCAAATGAAACACCAAGAGCATCACTTAATAGTTTTGGTATTTCACCTTTTGATTTTTTGGATTGTTTATCATCAAGAATATGCACAGATTCCATGATGGCATTATAGATGGCTTTATCTTGGCAAAACTTTTCGGTTTGCTCAGTAATCCATGCCAGTTCTACGGTTTCATCTTTTGATTCTTTGATTTCATTTAGAAGTTCAATCGCTGCCCTCACTTGTGGTTCAGTTAGCGATTTACTTTCGGTGAGATTAATTACAAGTGCTTCGTGTGAGGGAAGATTTTTATATGTGTTGGTAAATTCAAATACTTCTTTAAATACAATTCTTTCCGCATCTTCAGAAAAATAATCAGTACGAATAAAAGGAATTACTTTGCGTGTAAATGCCTCATTGTAAATTAAATTCTTCAGTATCGTCTGTTCCAGTCGTATCATCTAATTCTTTCTCTTTTTTAAGAATATTTGTATCGAAAATGGATACAAGTATGTCACCCATCATTGTATCAAATTTTTTATTTGATTGCAAGTCTTTAAATTCAAATTTACCTGGGCTATCAATGAAATAATCAAATTTTACTCTTGGCGGTTCTTCTTCAATTACTTCCACTTTACCATAATGATAGATAACTCCTTCAAATTTTCCTTTTAGGATTTTGATAGAAGTTACCTTCATTGATCCATCATTATCAATAAATTCATAATCTATAGTTTCTTTTGGCCACTCTTTTTCTTTTTTAAGCGACAACTTCATCATTTTCTTCCTGAATTATAGAACCAAAAGCAATCGAATATCTTTGCTTAATGTACTCTTTAAATTTCTTGTCACTTAAAATATCTTTCCAAAACTCTTTGGTGTTTGTATCACTCTCACGCAACTTGGCACCAATTTCACCAGTTTTTTGATCAACTTTTGCATACCAACCAGGCGATGGCTTCTGAACGAAACCTCCATCTAAAGCAATTTCTAAAAGACCAGAGTATTTCTGAATACCGCCATCAAATGAAACTGTAATAGGAATTTTAGATTTTTCACGGACATAACGAGATTTTTCCACATTGATAATGAAGTTATAACCAGTAACCTCGCCAGCATTTTTATCTTGTTGACGACCAAGAATCCAAATTGTGTCAGCAGAATAATAAGAACCTGTGCCACCACCAACAATATCTTTAGGGAACATACCAATTTCTTTGTAGGTGTGATTGACAACAACCATTGGTACATCTTTGATTGTCAGGTGTGGTGTAATCATACGGAATAATGATTTGATTTGTTTAGCACGGGTCATATCTGCAACAGATTTACCTTCTAGCGAATCTTCAACTTCTTTGCGTGATGCCAAATTACCAATTGAATCAATAACAATAATCACTTTGTCATCTTTGTCGAGGCCTTGTAATTGATTCATAATATCATGTTTCAGTTCTTCAATGTCTGTGATTGGTGTATGTAATACTTTGTCCATATCGATATTGAATGTTTCAAAGTATTTCTGAGGTGTACCAAACTCTGAATCATAAAACAAAACAACAGCATCTTTATATTTCTTTTGATAAGAAGATGCCATCAAAAGAGCAAATGCTGTTTTGAAATGTTTAGATGGGCCTGCCAACATTGTAAGGCCCGGCGTAAGGCCGCCATCCAATTGACCTGATAATGCCACATTTACCATTGGCACATCAGTTGGTATCATATCTTTTTCGTTAAAGAATTTTGATTTAGCAAGAATAGACGAATCTTTAATCGTTGTATTCTTTTTTAATTTATCGAGCAAACTCATGTTAAAAAGTACCTCCATCCATTTTGGTAATTTTGTTTTTAGGAATAATTTCGTTTGAAGTTGTATCTAAGTATGGCTTAAATGGTACATCATCATCAGGCTGTTTGTCAAGTGGTTTTTCTTCTTTTCTGGTAAATCTTGGCCAATTTATTTGCTTTTGGTGTGGTTTTAATTTGCGGTAACTCTGTTGCGCTGCTATAAGAAGTAAAATGGCAAGTGGATCAAATACTATGATGATTGTAATAATTACTGATCTTACAGCTTTATCTATGAATGAAGGGTCATCTTTATCATAGAACATTTCGGCGATATATTTGATAGGACCAATCTCTGCCGCCAATTTGTTTTCTTCTGCCATCAAAGGCAGTTTTTGTTCAGATAATTTCTTTAGTTCTGCTTGTGTAGCACGAATATCTCTGTCAACTCTTGGATTAATTTTTTCAGGATCAGATGCTTGTTTGAGGAGATAATTTAATCTTTCACGAGCAATCCTTTCTTGTGCTTCGACCGTTCGCAATTGAACCGTATTGGCACCAAGAGTTACATTAGATTCTAAATGAGCCTTTGAAAGATAACCAAAAATGCCCATTGATGTGATAATCATTAACAATACAACAGCTGTCAGAAAATAATACTTCATTATTCTCTTTGTTGTATTCCAATTATTATATACCCAAGATACTGTAACAAGTTTAGCAATCTCTAATACTGCACCCATAACAATAATAGGCCAAAAAGAACCTGGAAATATTTGTGCTAAACCAATTACGGAATAAAATGCAGCAATAGCAGATAATGCTAGTGCAGTTAAGAGTGGAAAGATTACTTGCGTCATGCAAAAAAGTCCTCTAGCGAATTCTGTTTCTCTGTTTTCCAACCCATGCAATCTAACACAACACGAATTGGATCTAAGAAGGCTTTATCAAACTGCATATCATAATCAATAAACTCTTGTAAATCCAATTCTTTTGGTAATCGTTGT